AGCTCGAAAAATGTTTCCCAATTGTCGCGGCGACCGTGTCCGGAACTTTGCCGATTTCCTCGATCGTCTTCTCGATCACCTTCTCGGCCGCTTTGTGAATCGCTTCCTCCGCCGCGTCGAGAGTCCGCTCCGTCACGGTCCGCTGTTTGTCCAGAATCGCGACCACATCCTTGCGTCCGATTTCGCGGAAAAAATCCGTCAGTTCCTCGACCGTCGCGTCGTACGCGGCGCGGCACGTCTCGCCGCCCAGCGCCGCGGCGAATTGTTCGTCCGTCAATTCCCGTTCGGTCGCCTGCGCTTTGCATAGGCAATACAGCACGTCGACAAACAGGATCACGTCGAGTTGGAGGCGGCCGATAAGCGGCTGGCCGCCTTCGGTTTCGGCGGCCATTGGGTTCATCAGGTCCACGCCGGGAATCGAGTCGCGGACGGCGCGAAGCGTCGCCGCGTTGATTGCGATGTGCCAGTCGCGGGCCTCGGTGTCGGTGAATGTTTTCATTTTGGGGGCTCCAAAAGCGGCCGCCGAAGGCGGTTATAAATGCCCTACGGGCAGCGGAAAACGGAAAGCGGGGAGCCGGCTTTCCGCGGTCGGCTCCCCGCTCTATGGTGTCGATCAGGCCGCGGCGACCAGCACCCGCTCGGGCGCCACGCTCGAATGGGCCGGCTTAATCGCGATGTCGTACGTGGCCAGGTCGCCGATGGGCTGGCCTTCGTCGCACTTGACGATCTCGAAATCGGCCCAGAGACCGCGGGTTCCGGCCGTGGCCGAATCGCCGTTGAGGATCGCGAAGGCCATCGTCGTGTTCGCGTAAAACGCGGTAACGATCGCGGTCAGGATCGCGTCGTCGGGATCTTCGAGCATCTGGAATTCCACTTGCCCGGATTTGAGGCCCGTTTTGATTACCTCCCACCCGTTCGCGGCGCGGGTCGTCGCGTCGTGTTCGGCCTTGCTGACCGCGATCGAAACGTCTTTGACGTTCGTAATTTCGGTGAGATTCGGCGCGGCGCCGGTCGCCGGCCAGGTTTCCCGGGTGCCGGTGGTCTGGTAGTAGAGGTCGCAGTCGAGGCCGAGTTTGATGGTCATCGGTTCGGGTCCTTTTTCAATAGACGGAGTCGCGCCATAGGTTGGCGCGCCGGTCGCGGGTCTTCTCTTCGGCCGGGCCCATGAACGGCCGGGCCGGGTATGTCTTGGTGATACGCTTCACCCGTTTGTACTTCCGCGGGCTTTGCGGCCCGCGGCGGAACGCTTGCTCCCGGCCGCTGGCCAGGTTGCGCCAGACGTTCAACGTGATGGCGCCGCCCCGTTCGTGCAGTTCGTTCAGCCAGGGGGCCTTCGAGGGGCCGCAGACGGCCGAACGGCTCGATCGGTCGTAGCTGTAGAAGATGTCGCCGCGCAGGAAGTAGCCGGGGCCGTGGGTGTGCGGTGCGGCCGGCGCCTTGCTCGGGCCCGGTCGCTTGCGGATACTTCGCCGGGCCGCTAATCGGACGATCGCACCGGACCGATTGAGGATCCGGTGCTCGGCTCGGGCGGTCGCTCGAAGCACGGCCGGCCGGTCGAAAAACGTCTCGCAGCGCATCGCCAGCCCGCCACGGCTTCCGCCGAGCATTCGGGCGACGTTCTGACTTTTCATAAAGCCCATGGCTGGTTATCTCGCGTCGCGAAACGTGAAACGGATGACGCTGGTAAACAGGTGCAGGTCGCGGAGGTGTTCGGGGATATAGATCGGGTCGTTGGTCGAGGCGGTGACGATCGCGCCGGCGGCCGGTGTTTCGTTGTGGTACTCGGTGACGATCTCGTCGACCAGCAACATTAGCGGGTCAATGGTGGCTTTGTCGTTCTCGTCGATCACGCTCTTTTGAACGGCCGCGTCGATAGAGGCGATGATTGCCGGGCCGGCCCGAGTACCCGGCACTCGCTCGACCGCGGCCGGCACCACGGACACCACCAAGCCGTCGGCTTCCTCCAGTTTGGTGTGCGGGTAGTACCGGCGGGTGGCCGTGAATTCCTGCGAAAACGTCGCGGCGTTCAGCAGGTCGACCAGCACGTCGGCCAGGGAAACTATGGGCGCTTTGGCCATCGGTTAGGTTTCCGAAACGAGTTTTGTGTGGACGCGCATTTGCTTGTGGCTCGGGTCGCACCATTCGAAGCACGTCTCGCCGCGGGGCAGTACCTTGTAAACGCAAGTCTTGCCGGCGCGAATAATGGTCAGGGTGTCGCCGGGCTCGGGCTCGACCGGCCGGCCGGCGATCAGGACTTGGGCCGGATCGATCAGGAAGTCGGGCACGGTGGCCGAGACGATACCGCCGGCCGCGTCGGCCGTTTCCATGTCCGTTTTGCCGGGCGTGGCGTCGACCGTTATCCGCAAGTCGGCGCGGCGATAAATGGCCGGCGTCGAGGCGTGGGCCTTCATCTTGTCGCGGACCATCTCGGCGCCGGCGGCCATCATGTCTTTCTTGGGCATCGGTTCCGCTTCCTTTAAGGGGCCACGGATCCGCCGAAGGCGGTTTAATACCGCCTTCGGCGGATCCGTGGCCGGTTTCTTTCGCCGGCGGCGGTTACTGATCGAGGCGGATTTTGACCAAGACGGCCGTGTCTCCGGCCGCTTCGACACACTTGCCGATCAGTTCGTTGGCGGCGCTTTCGCTGTCTTCCTTGGCGACGTTTTCGGCGTCGTCCCAGTAGACGAGGTCGCCGGCCGCAATGCCGCCGTCTCCGCTGGCCTTGGTGAACTCAAAAACACCCTCGACGGCCAGGGCCCCCTTCTCGCCGGACGCGATGTCGACAAGGGCCACGCCGACGAGCTTGCTTTGCACGACGACGTCGCCGGCGGTGACGTCGCTACCGGGCGTATAGTCGACCGTCGCGCCTTCCTGGATCTTGGTTGCCATGGTTTCGGTTGTCCTGTTGGCTTGGGTTGTCGTTTACGTTGGAAGTCGGAAAACGTCGCGGTCGGCCGGTTCTAACTTCGACCGGCCGCGACAGTGAAACCCAGGGCGATTCGCCCGAGGGGTCTTTCGTGTTGGGCTTACGCGGCGCCCTTGCTCTTGACACCGCCGGCCGATTCGACCTGGCAAACGCCCAGGTCGATGTAGCCACGCCAGGCACGGCCGAGGTACTCGCCGGACAGTTCCACCTCCTCGACGACCGGGTGTTCCACGCCGTTGAGGTAGGCGATTCCGAACGCGGCCACGTCGTCGGGATCTCCGAAGAGATACCAGCCGGTCGTACTGTAGCCGGTGATGCTCGAATTGCTGAGGTACGGCGAAACGACCGGCTCGTAGCGGCCGGCGTGCGTGTTGGCGTCCGGGCTCTTGCTGCTTCCTCCAACCTGCTTGGTCGAGACGTACAACTCGTCGGCCGTCACCTTCAACTCGGGCGGCACGCACAGAATCGAGGGCATCACGGCGATCGGGTTGTCGTGCGCGTCCTGTTGTTTGAGGAACATCGAAACGGCCGTCCCGAGCGACGTCCCGGAAAGGACCGAACTGGCGCCGTCAAAGTAGTTCGAGTTGCCCGAGCCGAAAAACGTCCCGGTATTGGCAAGCACCAACGTCCAGAACATCGACTCCCGTTTGAGCGCGGCGCCGCGGCCCATCAATTGGGGCAGTTGGGTAAACGCGCCCAAGTCGTCGTTGACGAAGTCGCGGCGGGTCAGGCCGAAGATCTTGGCGAACGTGTCGACCGAATAGGTGAACGGATCCTCGCCGACCGTCATGTGCTTGATTTCGCCGGTCGCGCCCACTTCCTCGAACATCGAATCGGCCGACATACGGATGCCGGTGTGCGTCTTGAAGTCGTTGGCCGTCAACTTCTTGGCCACGCGGACCGCGGCGGACGGGACCGCGTTGTAGGCGGCCAGGGCCGTCTTGTTGGCCAGGTTGCTCAAGAGGTTCGGCAAGGTCACGGTCGAGAATCCGGCCGCGGCCAGGTCGCGCGGGCTGGCCCCGATCGCCGGGGCGGGCATCCCCTCCAACATGCAGCACGCGGCGATCAGTTCGGCCGGCCGCATCCGGCGGTAGCGGCTGGCCTTGCTGAGCGTCTCGTCGCCGTATTCGGCGGCGAGCTTCGTTTCGTTCTGGCCGCCCCCGAGCCGGAGGCCGGCTTCGAGAATGTCGGCACTGGCCGCGTTGTCGGCCATGTGGATGGATGGCGCGGCCGGGGCGCTGGCCCGCAAGACGGCCAGGCTGGTCTTGTCCTCGGTCCAGCCGTCGCGGATCGCTTCGGCCTCGATCGTCGGGTGGTTGCCGGCGCAGGCCGTGCGGACCGCGGCCACGCGCTCGGTTTCGGCCGCTTGGAGTTCGCGCTGCGCGGCCATCGGATCGGCGGCCGGGGCCGGCTCGGTCGGCGGCGGGGCCGCGGGCGGTGCGGCGGCCAGCAGCGTGTCGACGTCGCCGGCCGGCGGGGCGGTCGGGGCGGCCGCGGTCAGTTCGGCGTCGTACTGCTTTTGCAGCGTGGCGCGTTGTGCGTCGGTCAGGGTGTCGGCGTCGAATCCGGCGGCTTGGAGCCATTCGGCAAAGGGTTGCATCGGGTGGTCCTTTCGGTCTGCGAGTGTGGCCGCGATTGTCGCGGCCGAGTTTTCGGCGGCGCCGATCACTACAAAGGAAACTTCTTTGAGTCGGCTTTTGCGGGCGATTAAAACGGGGCCGGTGAATGTCCGGCCGTTGGCTTTGACGGTCGTGCCTTCGCGCACTTCCTCGACCGATTCAACGGACAAGCCGACCGAGGATTCCCACGTGAAACCGGCGTCGGCCAGTTCGATTACTTGCCGGGCCGTGTCGGACGTGCCGAGCACGTCGCCGGCCACGGTGAGCGTGTCGCGGGCCTTGACGATCTCGTCGGCCTGGCCGAGCACGTGTTCGGCGTCGCGGGTGTGGTCGATCAGCACGGGGATCTTCTTGGGCGTCTTCAAGCCGGCCAGGTCGACCACGACGGGCGACCACCACCCGCGGACCGTCATTCGGTCGCCGGTGTAGGCTTTGAGCGAGAAGCGGCGTGGCTTGGCCGGCTTGTCGCCGTCGGCCGGTTCCGCGGCGATCAGTTCCACGGGGCTGGTCAGGTCGAGCGCGGCCGGCACGGGCCGCAATGGCTGCTTATGCTTTTTGCGTAGGATCGGCATCGGACGGGCCTTTCTGTTTCGGTGCGGGTGCGGGCGTGGGGGCGGCCGGTTTGGTGGGGAAGCGCTTTTCGCGGCGCAGGCGGCGCAGTTCGGGCACGGAGACGCCGATTTCGCGGGCGATTTGCTCGTCGTTGGTTTCCCAGTCTTTCCCGGCGCGGCCGTGGAGGCTGGCCAGGGTTTCCAGGCCCGTGTCGAGGTTGAGTTTGTTGGCCGCGGCCGTCTTGACCGGGTCGACGTGCGGCCGGCCGTCGAAATACCATTCATGCCAGCCGGTGAAGATCATCGAGTCGATCGACAAGTGGCGGACCGCGGGCGGTACGGCGGTGGTGAGCACGTATTCATAGAACCAGCGGGCCAGGATGCGGTCGAGCACCACGCGGGCCAGGTGGTCTTGCTCGACGTCGAGCATTCGGTCGTAGGTCTGGAAGTCGAGCCGGCCCGATGCGTAGTTGTAGTCGGCGCTGATGCCGGCCACCACGTTGTAGGGCATGAGCAAACAACGGCCGATTTCGCAAAGAATTTCGCGCTTGAAGTCGCCGTAGGTGGTTGTCGGTTGCTCGGCTTTCACCTGGCCGAGCGTGAAACCGTCGGGCAATACGGTTGCCATCCGGGCCTCAAGCTCGAACACGTCCATTGCCACGGGCCGCGGGCTTCCGGTTTCGTCGTCGTCGTTCGGCGGCTCGTTGCTTTGGATCACAAGGGCCTGGTCGGCGGCCGCTTCGGCGGCGGCGATCACGGCGAGCGTGTAGCGGCGCAGTTGGGCGAATAGCGGCAAGGCGGGCATGACGTCGGGCAAGCCGCGCACCTGGCCGGGCCGGTCGGCTCGAAACCAGTGGATCACGTCGCGGGGTTTGAGCGTGTCAAAATCCATCGACATGGCGTAGACGTCGCCCGGGTGGCTCTTTTGTACGTAGTATTTACGGGGGTTGTTGTGCTTGTCGAAGACGATTCCATCGGCCTCGACCGTCGGGTCGATCTCGGTCCCGAACGGGCTGGCCACGCGGTCGGCCTCGACCAGGGCCACGTCGAGTTGGACCGGGTGATTGACGGCCGGGTTGACGGTCAGAATGGCGAACGCCTCGCCGTCTTGGGCCTTGGCCGCTCGAAGCGTGCGGAGTTTGGCCGGCAAGTCGATCGCTCGGGCCCAGTCGGCAAAGTCGGCCTCGATCCGGCGGTTGGCTTCGGGGTCGGCGAGTCGCATTTGCAAACGCGGGCCGGTGCCGATCAGGTCGTTGGCCAGGCTGTTGACGATTCCGCGGGCGTAGCTGTTGTTTGCCACTTCGTAGCGGGCACGGCGTCGGAGCGTTTGGCGCCGGGCCGGGCTGGCCGCGGCGGCCGCGCTGAGGCCGTCGGCGTTGGCCCAGTGCCGGCTGTTGTCGGTGGTCGTCTCGGCCGCGTCGTAGCCGGCGGCCAGTTCCCGGGGCCGGCGCACGACCAGCGCGGACCGGCCTTGTAGCTCGGAAAGTCGCACGCGCTCGGGTTGTGCTTGCGTCTCGGTCGCGGTCATACGGTCCCGGGTGGTGAAAGTTTGAGCGTGCGGATTCCCAGTCCGCCGGCCGACGCGGTCCGCTTGGCGGCCAGGTACTTGTCGGCTTCGATCTGGTCGCGCAGCGGTTGGTTCGAGACCGTGTTGCCGTCAATCGTTGCCGATTTCGGTTCGGTCGCCGCGTCGCGGATCGGGAGTTCTTCGTTCGTCGTCATGTGGGCAGGATACGCGCGAACGCGCAGGCGGAAAGGCGGGAAGCGGGGGTGCCGGCGAGAAGGGCAACCTTTGTTCGATTATTGGAACACGTCGCCGGGATTTTCGGCCGGATCGGGGTCTTCTTCGTGGTCGGTGTCGTCCGGTGGCGGTCGAAGTGCCCACGCTTCCACGGTCATGGCCCGGCGGCCACAATGGCGGCATTCTCGGGCGCGGCGATAAGTTCCTCCACGGCCGTGGACGTAGACGGCTCGCAGGTCGCGGCATCCGCAGCGGGGGCAGGCGAGGCCGTTGGTTTGTCGGTTGCGTCGGGCTGGGGGCTTGTCGGTCACGTTATGCGCTCCTTTTTCGGGCTTGAATGTCGGACAGTCGAACGCGGCGGCGGGCTTTCGGTTTGGCGGTTCCGACGCCTGGCAGCACGGCGCCGAGCATCGAAGCGGCGGCGGTGGCTCCGACCACGCAATCGAGCCAATGGTTATCGGGGCCGCCGGGCCTGAGTTTCCATTCGTTGACCACGCGGCCGTGGCCTTCGGTTGGGGTGGGGAATTCGGCGGCCAGGTGGGCGGCGAATAGGGTGTGGTCGGTCCGCGGGCCGCCGAAGAGGGTTAGGGCTTGCGGGTCGCCGGCGGCCGTGGCGAGCCGGGCGTGCATGAACGTCTTCCAGTGGTTTACGTCGATATTGACGGTCCGAAGTTGGCGGGTGCCGGTCACGGCGGGAATCATCCAGTGCCACCCGACGGTCTGGCCGCGCTTGCGTTTGTACTCGGAGAACGGTTTGTTGGCCGCTCGAAGTGATAGGCCGCGCGCCGGCATCACCACGCCACCGCGGCGGCCGGCTCGGATGGCCGAGCCGACCACGTCGGGCAGATAGCCGGCATCGACCAGCACGCGGCCGAGTTGGAGGACCGCGCCGTCGTCGCGGACGAATTCGTGGCCGGTCAGGTCGTCGAGTAGGGCCAGAAGGCCGGCGTGGATCGCCCCTTCGCGGCCGGCTCCGCGGGCCTTGTGGGCCATGGATACCTTGGCGTTCCGCAATGTAAAATGGCCGCGGCTCTGTTTGGGGTAAGTTCCGTAGTCGATCACCTGGCCGGTGAAGTCAGCGGACCACGCGCAGACGGCCCAAAACAGCAGCTTGTCGTGGACGTCCACGCCGGCGGTCAGGTATTGGGCGGCGGCCGGTATTTCGCCGGCCTTGCGGCCGTTGCGGCGGGTGGATATTTCGGCGGCCGACAATACTTCGGTTGCCGATTCGGCCAGTAGCGGTTCGTTCTGGTATTCGCTGGCGAATGCGGCCGGGTCTCGAAGTCGCAAGTTGACCGCGTGCTGTAGCGCGGAGATTTCGTCGGCCAGGAACCGCTCGGGCCAGGCCACGCGGGCGCCGGCGTCCATCGCTTCGCGGTGGTCGGCGTAGTATTTGGTGGCCGCCGAGCCGTCGCCGCCGGCGGCTAGGTTGTCGCGGCGGATTTCGGCGTATTCGTCCCAGCGGGCCGTGTCGGTCGGCCAGGCGTAGACCATCTTTGTCCGTTCGCCTTTCCATTCGGGATGGCGGCCGCGGTCGAGGAACGTGTCGGCCAGGTCGTCGGGCTCGATCACCGTGCAGGCCATTAGGCCCGAGATTTTCTTCCCCGGGCCGGCCATGCCGAGCACGTCGCCGTTGATGACGCTTTCGCGGGTGGCCGTTTGGGCGATCGAGCGGGCCGAGTCGCGGGTCTGCGGGTCGTCGAGTAGGACAAGCGACGGGCGTATGATCGTTCCGTCGGCCTGTTTGAATTTCTGGCCGCGCAGGTTGCCCGAGTCGATTCCCGCGCAGCCGATCACCGCGCCGGACGCCTGGCTGCCGGGGATCGTCGGCAGGATGATCCGGTCGTTGGTCCATACCATGCCGGTGGCCTGGCCGTAGAATGTTTGGCCGCGGGCTCGGTGGTTGATTCGCTCGAGCCGTCGAATCGGGTAGCATACTTCGGGCCAGTCGGCGAGAAGCTCGTCGTTGGTTTCGAGTTCGGTTTTGATCGATTGCAGCATGGCCCGGGCTCGATCGGCGTTGGCTCCGATCAGCATCACAAACGGCCGGCGGCCGGTCGCGGTGGCCCAGAGGGCCGCATATTCGGCGAGCGTTGTTTTGCCCGAGCCGCGGGGCATCGCAAACGAAAACAGGCCGCCCGATATGACGGCTTGCTCAATCCGGGCGATGGCTTTGAGGTGGTCGGGGCTCCACGCCAGGGTGAAGGCGTGGCCGAAGTAGTGCTCGCAGAAGGCGCGGAAGCTGGCCGCGGCTTCGCGGCGGCGGGCCGGGTTGTCGCACGCCGGCATGGGCGCAATATCTCGGCCGGTCTGGCTGGCGGTGGCCTGCCAGGCTCGGGCGCGCTCTTTGGTGCGCTCGTAGGTGTCGCGTTGTGAGGCTATCGGCCTAATCATGCGATCGCGGTGTCGGCGGCGGTGAAGGCGGCGACGGCGCGGCGTGCGAGTTCGGACGTCGGGACGTCGGGCCCGCCCAGGTCAAGCGGTTCAAGATGGGCGCGCACTTCGGCCAGTTCGGCCGCGGCCTGGTCGGCGGATGTGTCGATCGAGCCGGCCGGGGCGGCGCGGTAGAGGTCGAGTAGCTTGTTTAGTTCTTTGACGGTGGCCAGGGCCGTTTTCGTGTCTTGGATCGTCAGCGACCGTTCGTAGAGCGTGTGTAGCCGGGTTACGGCGCGGCCGAGTTCCTCGTCGCGGTGGAAGTCGGCGGCCAAGGTGAGCTTGACGCGGGCCGCGGCGATCGTGGCGTCGACGGCCTCGGGCGGAATGTTCAGTTTCTCGACGCACGCCACGGCGACCAAGTCGCGCGACGAGAGCGTGGCCAGCAGCAAGAGGACCTGATGTTCGATAGGCAAATCAGCCACGGGGCAACTCCGGTTCCGGCTTGT